AGGACAAATATGTCGTTTCTACCGTAAAAGTCCAACCGCCATGGAAACAGAATATTATCGTCATTGTGTAACTTAAACCATCTTCGCTAGTGTATATGTGTATGTATGTGATTTACGTATAATAACCGTATAACCGTATAACCGTATAACCGTAGTGTATATTTGTATATATGTATTTTCTTTTTTGTTCTGTAAAAATACATATACGAGAGATGTGTAATGTGTTATATATAAAATAACTGGTTGATAGTCATGCAAGTGACAGATGTCAGATTGCGTTCAGAATCATGCAAGTGTAGTATGTCTCGTTCAGTATGTAATTATTATTTACTGGAACCAATAAATATAGGTACACGACCATTTATTACATCATTTTATCCACAAGTATGTCTCACATTGCCTACAATAATGTGTCCATTGTATGCGCCATGTGTAAAGGATGGAAACTGTAGATATTGTGGAATGAATGCAATAGCACATCGTAAGTTTTATCTGTATAGTACGTTTGCGAGAAAAATCCAGAAATGTTATTTACAGTATGTGTTTGTGAAAAAGGTGATTCCGATGTATATGAAAATGTATGGAAATCGTTTGAACCGTAAATGGTCATATCGTTCGAGTAATGGGTTGCTTGTATTTTTACATAAGTATTTGTTTGAACATCAATGTTATCGGCATGATAATACGATACATCAGATGCATTTGGAGAGAGAAATTGAAATCCATACAGGATTTACCACACAATGTTGTCTGTAGAAATAAAACAGGTTCTTGGTTTGTCGTTTGTCTCGTCATCGTCATCATATTCGTCATTATTCTTATGATTTTTATTGTTCTTATTGTTCTTATTTGTATGATTGTTATTTGTACTGGTACAGGTACAGGGGTTGTCTTGTTTTGAGGATGAACTTGTATTATTACGTTTTCTGTATGAGAGAAGTTTCCAGTTGGTATTTGTATTCCAATCAATATCCATTCCAGGATAATGTTCTTTTTTTACCATACGGATTTGATATTCCGATTTATTGTAAAAAGTCTTCCGTTTTTTCCATTGATTTTGGAAAACATCATGTGGGTCAATAATATCTACAATGATTTTGCCTTCGCCACTTGTCCGTAAAATACGTCCAACACTCTGTACAATATCGGTTTTGGGAGAGACCATGACCAAGGTATTCAATGATTTGATATCTAATGCTTCGGCTGCCATTGCATAGGTGGCTAATACAATGTGTTTTGTCTCTGTTGCTTGTAATGCAGATTGTTTCATTCCACCTACATAATATCCACAGGATGCAATTTTTCTCTCGTTGATATGTTCATATAGAAAAGTCAATAAATCGCGTTTATGAGACAAAATCATGATTTGTTTTTCGTCGTTTTCCTGTACAAGGTCATGGATTACTTGAACCAGAAAATGACATCTTGGGATATGGTCGCTGATACGAGACACCATTGTACTGTATTTGACGTTCCCACGGAAATCATATTCGACATCATTGAATTCTGCATCTCTCGGGTCTTCCTATTGGATTGCACGAACCTGTACAATATTCGCATCTTTTCTCTCTTCTTGGTATATTTTTGGTCCAATAAACATATGGAGGATTTCGGTTAATCCATCTTTACGGTCTACAGTAGCAGAAATTCCGAGCATAAAAGGTGTGGCGATTTTGGTGAGGGTTTTGGAAAATTCTTCACTTCCGATTCGATGAACTTCATCAATAATGGTTAAGCCGAAACTTTGGAATGTATTTCCAGGATAATCACGACTATATAATGTCTGAATCATACCAATCACGATATCTTTGTCTTCAATATCGAATTTCTTGGCTTGAATAATACCAACTCGTGCAGATGGCAAAAAATCCCGAATTCTCTCAATCCATTGATTCATTAAGAATTCTTTATGTACTAATATCAATGTTTTACGGCAAATCTTACTACAAATGTTCAATGCCATGATCGTATTATGTGTTACTGTAAAATCCCCTAGCACAAATCTACGATTTCCATCAATCTCAAAACCATAATAATCGTCTTCGTCTAATGGAATTATCTGTATTTCATATAATAAAGTAGGCATAGTCGAGAGAATGGATTCAGTAGAGATTATTTTCGTTGGTAAAGTACAAAGCTCCATTCCAGATATATATATACAATTGGATTCCTGTACAGAATATGCATGAATACCGAGAGAACGGGCTAATTGTATTATACCAGTTTGTAGAGATTGTTGTGAAGCGGTAATATGAATGCGAGTGTTTTCTACTGTACAAGACATTTTGGGATTATCCAAAATACCGGCTAATAACGATTTTCTTACAGGAGCTGAACCATATGTATATGGTAATATATTTGTCTCGGATTTTCCGATTTCATATGCATCTTGTAAAGAATCATTGGTATTTTGTACAGAAGAATATTCGATTGGTACACGATAACCTCGCCAATTTTCTTGTTCTCTCGTAGACCATTGTAAAAAATCATGGACGGAAATATCTTTTACAGAATGATTGTGAAAATGTTTTAACGAGAGAATATGGCTTTCATTTACTGTATAAGATTCATTGGTGATTTTGTCTCGGATTTGGTACATTTTCTCTCGACCTCTGGCTAAAGAGAGAACGGTCCTTGGAGTAGAATCATCGCCCATTAAAAGTTCACCGACTTGGATATCTTGTACTGGTTTAATAGTACCATCATGCATCATTACTGGAGTATTATATCCTAGACATTTTCCTCTGCCACATGGGACTTCTAATATGCCGCCGCCACCAGTAGTAGAATCTACGTGATTCATGTAGACAGAAACAATATGTTCTTGATAATCTCTCAATGTTTGTTGAAAAGGGACATGTATGGAATCGCCTGGGGGAAGTTTAGACGAAGTATTCCCATAAGCTTCTATTCCGTAAAAACGTGGAACATAGAATTTATCTTTACTCTCTCGATATGTGTATATTTTAGGCTGATTGGATGCAGCAATGGATTTCATTTTTTTCATTCCTGGTGCTTCTAATGGAGATAATGTCAGTCTCTCTTTTAACTGTACAATATCCGACATGGATAAAACCGATTTAGGAATCGTATATCCACGTGAACCAATATAAGAATGTTCTGAAATAGTTGTCATGGTTATGGTTATGGTTATGGTTATATTGATGATTTATGTAGTGAGAATAATAATAACGAGTGAAATATAACCTAGTCTATACGTTCATACGAGAGAAGGTTATATATCATTATGTAATATATATTTGAACACGTGTAAATATGTCTAATTCAAACCTTAATGGTGCCGGTATTTTTATTTATGATGATAATAGCACCAGTAGAGAGGTACAATTTATAAAGCATGGTAATCGCACAGATAGAACAACTGCATATATAGTAGTGAAACACAACACAGTTAGTGGTAATAAGATTAAGTTTTTAGAAGTATTCCAGAATGAGACGCCGACTGTCACCGCATTTAGTTTTACAGGTGAACATATTTGTGTAATTCGTGATTATATCTATGAAACGGATAAAATTATTGGTATGATCGTTTCTAGTACAAATGAGGTATTCGGTTTAGCAAATAATATTACACCGAGCATATCTGATGCAAATCCCATTGTAGAGATTACTACAACCGAAAAGTGTAAACGTGTATTTGGTGTGGTTGGCTCACATCAACGGTCAGAAAATGGCGATTTCATGTTGGATACGGGTATCATGGGAAGCATACACAACAATAAATACAAAAATCAGGAAAGATATAAAATAAATTCTATTGGAGAAGGTTCAATATGGCTTTGTAATAAAAACGGGATTTTTGGTAATGGCGATTTGATTACTGGGTCATCTATACCAGGTTATGGTACATTGCAAGATGATGATATTGTACGTAATTATACTGTAGGTAAAATTACATGTGATTGTATATTCGAGTTAAATAAACAAAAACGTAAGAAATTATTACACTCGACTGATGAAAGTGGTAACAACTTTTTGGTGTATTCGGAAACTGGAAACATTCAGTATGAAGATGATTTAGACTTATCAGGAAATCAAATATATGAATATCCATATGATACACGATTTTTATTACCAGATGGGACTATTTTAGATTCTGAAGATGAATATCATTCGCGAAAAGCGAATGGAGAGGAGGTTTTCATCGCCTGTTTCGTGGGTTGTGTTTATTATTGTGGGTAAATCCTTGTTTATGTTTCTGTACAGAATGTCCATGGGTGTGGTTACCACTTCCAGTTCCTACATCTCGTACAATAAGTTGGTCCAAGTAAGGAACAACACGGAATCCTTGTGCACGAGTATGTGCAATTCGGATTGGTACCCATTTTTTGAATTTCCAATCAAAGTTGCATTCCATTAAGACCATTTTGTTTAATTGTACAAAACGGTCTTCTTGTACATTTTCGAATTCATCTTCATCGTCACTTTCTTCGATATAATCTAAATTGCGGTTTTCTTTAATATGTCGGAAAATCGCGTTCATGTACATACTTGTTTTCATATCTGGTACAAATGCGTATCCGTACATAATATGTTCACCAATATGAGGATGAGACCGTTTCGCATATAAATAATACACATCATGAGCTAAATCGGGTTTGACCCAGAAATGTGTAGTTTCTCGGTATATAGGACGATTCAATGCAAGATTCTGTATAGGTACAAGAGGTGCCACATATTTTTTGGACAAGGTTTTCCATAATCCACCAGAAGAAGGATGTTTTTCCGTATCTGCATCATCATCATTATCATCATCATCATCCTCATCATCGTTGTCGTTGTCGTGGCAACCATTTCCAGTAGAAATCAATGTTGGGTCCCATATAGGACGTTTATGTATAGATACATTCAGTAAAGGAACAACCCGTGTTGAGCACATATATTGAATATGTTTTACAGTATATGCAATAGAATGTATATCCATTGGTAGAACATCATGTTTTTCGATAATACGTCTATCATATTTCCACATGACTGGCAAGCTGAATAGTATAGATGTGATGGTTCCTTTTGTTTTTGTAGATGCGGATTGCATTGTTTTTACAAAATCATAAATATATGGTAATTTTTCGTGATAGCAAGTTGGATGATATGCAGAATCTAATGGAATGCCTTTATAAGAATACATATTATCAATGATGAATGTTTTGAATTTCGGTGGTTCATCAGATTCAGTATCAGATTCGTTTGTTTGAATGGTTAGTTTCGAGAGATGTTCGGTTACATCTTGTTCTTCTGTAGGAGAATCTTCATCATTGCCATATGTATTGAATGTGGGTAATGGAGGATAATTCGATGATTTTTTTCGTGATGATGATGCTGAAACTGGAACCGATGTAGGTGCAGAGGATGGTTTGGTAACAACGCGTTCTTGTACAATGAATCCAGATAAGATAGTACCAAGTACGTAATCTGTAGGTAAAGGAACATCGACAAAATAGACTTTTTCGCCAATGGTATTTGTACGGTCTAATTCGCAGACACAGCATACTGGATATTGTTTGTAGAAAGTAAACCAGATATAAGCGCGTTGTCCTTGTGGAATAGCGATACCGATATCATATCCATCGGAAGAAACTTTCTTATGGACAACCATTTCATAGGAAAGTTTGATTTTATTAGGAAAACGTGCTAATAGTTGTTGGCGTTGATTTCCGGAGAGGTTTTGGTCAAATGTCAAAGGATGCATTGTGTAATGTGTAGAATGAGACACAAATGAATGAAAATAAGTAAATGCACAGAAATCGTTCGTTGGAATGATATGTTATTACAGTAAGAAATATTTATATGGTTTTTCGTGTGAAGACATATGTGTATTACATCATCATGGTATTTGCGTGCATGAAGGCTTCTAAATCTTTTTCCATGTCATCTTGGTACATATCATAATCGAATTCGCCTTCGGGGGCATGAGTCATATTTTTTACTGGATTTGCAGAGGAGGTGGTGTGTTCTGAATAAATGATATCGATAGAGGATGGGTCTAATTGTTCTTTCATGTCTTCTAAAATGCGTCGATATTTATCGGATTGGACTTCATATAAATTCTTCATTTTGTATGTGGTAGAACGGTCACGAACATAATTCCATACAGAATGTGTACTGTAAATCAATGCCATGAAAAAGATGCATTGGAACAAGTATTTTACTGTACAGAATAGGAAGCTCATGTTCACTTGTGTATATATGTTAAATAAATGGAAAAGTATAAATTGATTTTTAACATAAATTGATATTTGTTGTCATAAAATTGGGAGGGGAAATGAATGGAAAGAGAGAGAGAGACAGAGAGAGAGAGAGAGAGAACATATATAGATGTTGATTATCCACACAGAAAAAACAACATAAATATTAGTGGGGTGTAACCTGTACAGACAATATTGGTATTGGTATTGGTATTGGTATTGGTATTTGAATTGTAATTGAATCGTAATTTGTGTGTGACGATGCCATATATTGTAATTATTACGAAGCAAGGAATTATAAAAGAGGTGAATCTGAAAGACTTTCAGGAGGATGTATTGTACAAGAAGGTGGGGTTTTCATCACCAAATGGATTTCATTGTATAAAGCGGAATTGTTGGAAAATAATGCATAAAGAGAAACAGTACATATTAAGTGTATATGGGAAAGTGGATGGGCGTGCTGGTCAAGAGAACCAATATGATTTCCCGCCACCATTGGATGTTCCAACTGAAGATGTAAAACTGCCATTTTTTGGTGGATTGGCGATAATAAATAGTAAGCCTTCGGTGGATGATAGTACAATGTATATGATTGATTCTATACGGACGACTGAATGGATAGAATTATACGACAAGTTGATGGAAGGGTTTGATGATTTGGATACGGTATCTCTCGAAAATGAGGATGATGATGAGGATGAACAAGAAGAAGTGGTTCCTGCACATTTACTGGATAAAAATGGTTATAAAAAAGATGGTTTCATTGTAGAATCAGATGAAGAAGGATTGGAAGACATGATAGAGGAAGATGCCGGAGAT